ACGATAGATCACAGGGCGAAATTGACGAAGAATGTGGCTATGCTGAGTTTAGTTTTAACACAGCATGGGCGCCAGCAGACGGCATTTATAAGGCCATTGTAGACAAATTTCCAGATGTTGGCATCTCGTGGTTCTATGACGAACCAGGCTGCGAACTAGCTGGCTACCTACCAGATTAATTGTTACTAATTGTTACAGAGCCCTAGATTTATGGGCTCTGGGAACTATAATTGGCTTGTAAATCAAATTAACACCACATGATTACACAAACTTCTTTCAACTTCACAGATACACCAAAGAAAGAGTACAACGGCTGGGCCGATTGGACTACTTGGAATTGTGCGCTTTGGATTGGTGGGGACGAGGGCCTCTATCACATGGCCAAGAATTGCGTGGACTATATCGACTTCATTAATAGCGTAATCGACTTTCTACCAAAGACACCAGATGGCGCTAAATGGGACGAAGCCGATGTTTTTGAAATGAACGAAATGATGGCCGAATTATAACAGTTTGTAAACATTTCCCTATGAGTTGTTGCATTACCGCTCATAGGGTTTATAATAGTAGTATAAGACAAATTCAATCCCTTTCAAATTATGTCAACTTTACATCACGAAGACCTACTCTGGGACATCTTTGACGAAGTAATCGAAAACTTCCCATACCTAGACGAAGAAAAGCAAATCGAGATTGCAAATAAAAGATTCGAGGAGTTATGTCAATAATGTTTAATAAAGACTTAACACCAATGTACGGCGGCAGAGTTCTTATGAACCAATCCGCCATGAAAGATCCAGTAATCGCCGCAGTATTAAAGGATATGCAGGCACGGAACTTTGAACCATTACCAACACCGCTGCCAGGTACTTGGTACATATCGGATAGAGACTAATGGCATGCTGTGACGTTTGCGGCAATTATGACAAATCCTATAAAGAGGATTTGGATTATACCAAGTCCCCACACTTAGAAGCACAGAGTTACCAACCAGAGCTTTATTACTATTGGGACGCTCCGATTGAAGAGGATTATGACTGGCGGGACAATTTCCCAGAAGCCGACTGCCTATGCGAAATTTGCTTTGATATTGCAAACGAAGAAGGCAAAATTAAATGGGCCTAGCCTGGCCCAGCTTTTACAACAAATTGTAAACTTTGCTGTTGTTTTTTCACCTCTAGTGACTATAATAGAGGTATAAGAAATTTAATTCCCTTTTTATTATGACACCATTAGCAGAAAGAATCGCTAGAAGAATCCTAGACGTAGACAACTTTGAAAACGTAGCACACGTTTGTTGCGACTGGGAAGAGTTCGTTTTTGAAGTTGCAGAGTGGGGCGTCGACCACATTGCTTGCATTGATTTTGATGATCTATCCGAAGAGGATATAGACTTCCTAGACTCATTCATTGCTTCATTCGGTTGCTCTCCTACAAATCCCCACCCTTGCAGCAAGTACGCTGATCCTTTCTTTGCCGCATAGGGCATTGTTACTAAGTGTTAACTTTTCTTGATTTAACACTTAGTCACCTCTATAATAGAGGTATAAGTTAAATTGATTCCTTTTTTATTATGACTGAATATACAATCGAAGTTCCAAACACAAACGTCAAAGAGACAGTTTTGAGTATGGACGAAGCAGAACCCATCTGCTATGACATGGCACAAGAGTACGGCATCGCTGAGGTCGTCTTTTATGCACTTAACGGCAACAGAGTCGTCATGAGTTCTTATACTAATGAGGACTAATGACAGTATCCATTGAAGCGCTCATTGAGCAGGGTTACAAAGTCAAGAGACTTAGACCACGCCGCCCACGTAAGGGCGAACTGGTTATGAGCATGACAAAGGGCGTAAGAACCAACACAAACAGAAGAGGGCAGGCATACAGCGCTCACGCCCTACGCCCTGATACTAATATCATCTCAGCGCCTAAGTCATCATACTATAAGACCAGCGGATAGTTCGTGCTGGCAGCAGTTGTTTGGGGGGTGATGATTTCCCCCAAGCGTAGCGTAGTAAAAAAGCTAAACATCCCTAACCTACAAAAGTATGCACCATCGAGACAAATATAAAAATTCCGCCGAGAGCCACAAGACTGGCCAGGATTGGCCATTTTGGAAAGTGGTATTCGCAGGGTGGTTAATAAGATCCCCCATGAAGATACTGAGATTCTTTCTTGGTTTCGGTTTCTTATTACTTCTGGTGATTTTTGAGTTTGTGCCAGATAATACTCAAAAAAATTTCGGTGGCCAAAATACCCACCAGAGGTCTTATTGACAAGCACCTATATACATGGTATGATTATATTACACCTTTGAATATTACATGGCGAAAGGATTTAAAGTAAAGGCAGCCAAACCAGCAGTTGCCCCCAAAGATGATTTCGATATCGAAAAAGTCAAACAGCATTTACAGGGAAAGAAGATAGTATTTTGTATGCCTGGTAGAGGTTGTAGTTATACCTTCCTAAAGAACTTCGTACAACTTTGTTTTGATATAGTAGGTTGTGGAGGTGCAATACAGATATCACAAGACTACAGTAGTATGGTAAACTTTGCAAGATGCAAGTGTCTTGGTGCAAATGTACTACGTGGAAAGGAACAGAAACCTTGGGATGGTAAGTTAGAGTATGACTATCAGTTATGGATAGATAACGATATTGTTTTTAATACAGAAAGTTTCTTCAGACTTATGCAGTTAGGTATGGAGAAGGATATTGCAGCTGGTTGGTATGCAACTGAAGATGGCACTACCACATCCATTGCACACTGGTTGGAAGAAGAAGACTTCAAAAAGAATAAAGGTGTCATGAATCATGAAACTGTAGAGACAATGAGTAAGAGAAGAAAGCCTTTTACATGTGACTATACAGGTTTTGGATGGGTGTCAATTAAGAATGGAGTATTTGAGAATCTAGAGTATCCTTGGTTTGCACCTCAGATGCAAGTCTTTGAGTCTGGTGAGGTACAGGATATGTGTGGTGAAGATGTCAGCTTCTGTTTAGATGCAAAGAAGAAGGGTTATGAGATATGGTGTGACCCTCGTATACGTGTAGGACATGAAAAAACAAGAGTCATATGATGTAAGAGTCAAAGGACGACTCGTTCTTTCCAACGGAAGTATGGAAGACGCAATGGAAATCATTCAAGACCTCTCTGAGGCTTATTATAATACAGGTCGACCAGACCCAAGTACAATTACAATGGAGTTAAACAATGGCGAAGATGAAACAATCTTTAATGAGTAGTGGATTTGTAGAGACAACACCTAAAAAAACTCGGCAAGGACTCGGAAAACACTCGAAGTTCAGCGCAACTTCTCGAAATAAGGCAAGAAAACGTTATCGAGGCCAAGGGAGATGACAAAGACGACGCCATATCAAGCACTTCCAAAGGGACTTTATGTAATGAATAGTCCTATAGCTGGTCAAGGTATCTTTACGATGCATGAAATATCATCGGGTACTGAGCTTGGTATGTCGCATATTGTTGTAGATGAAGAAATATATCGCACTCCACTTGGTGGATTCATAAATCACAGTGAGAATCCAAACTGTGAGAAGTATTTGGTAGGTAATAAGTACTATATTCGCACAATTAAAGACATAAATCCGATAGAAGAGCTTGTCTTAAAATATACATTTTATAAAGTAGTATAAATATATTGAGTAAATTGCATCAAGAAGTAGATGCCAGTCATAAGACAACGACAATCTAGAGCATTTAAGGATATTTCTCTATCTTTTAAGAGACATCCTGTAACAAATGATATACTTGCACTTACAAATGAGGATGCAATTAAGAGATCTGTTCGCAATTTAGTTGAAACAATTAATGAAGAGAGGTTTTTTAACCCTCTGATTGGTTCTCAAGTCAAAGAAAGTTTATTTGAACTACCTGATAATGGTTTAAAGGCAACTTTAAAAACACAAATTGAAAATTCTATATTAAATTTTGAACCTAGAGTTAATTTAACAGATGTAATTGTAGATCATCCAAATGATACGAACGATTTACAAGTAATTGTTAGTTATGATATTATTGGCCAAGAGTCATCTCCCCAAGAAATAACATTTATCCTTCAACCAACTAGAGTATAATGGCATTTACACAATATACGAATCTCGATTTTGAAGAAATTAAGCTTTCTTTGCGTGAATATCTGCGTGCCAACTCTAATTTTACCGATTATGACTTTGAAGGATCGAATTTATCCATATTAATTGACACTTTAGCATACAATACCTACGTTACAGCCTATAATACTAACATGGTTGCTAACGAATCGTTCATTGATAGTGCAACTTTACGTGAAAATATCGTAGCTTTAGCAAGAAATGTAGGTTATGTACCCTCTTCAAGACGAGCTTCAACCGCAAATATCAGTTTTACAGTCGATTTAGGGTCTGGAACCACAAAATCTAGCGTAACTTTGAAGGCTGGACTGGTTGCATTAGGTGATTTTGCGAATACAAACTACACTTTTTGCACTTCAGAGGATATTACATCACCTGTAACCGATGGATTTGCAGAATTTACCATAGATATTAAGCAAGGAACGTTTATA